GGATTTTGAGTGTCAGGATCGACGTGAACATCCGGTGCCGGAGTCCACAACCGACCTTCTGTCGCGCACCTAGAATCACTCATGCGCATCGACGTGCAAAACAGCATCGTCTGTTCACCAGTCACCAGATCATAGGTCTGGGACTTTTCATGCGAGCACAGCTCGCCAACCTTCCAAATGCAGTCCCTGCAGAACCGCAGTGGCTTTTTCATCTTGCATCTCCTCTAGAAGTTAGGACGATAGTCATGATGCAGATACAACAGTAATGATTAGGTGCGGCTAGGTCAAGAACTTTTTTGTGAATCTCCCGCGACGGTCTCTAGGCTTGTGCGTCTTTAGTGACCAGCTCCAGTCTGTCCAGATGGCGCCAGCGATGACGCCAATGAAGAATCCCAGTAAGGCTTCAATCATCTGATCTCTCCCTTTGTCGTGCCAGGCATCGACCGCACACCCAGCGTCTGAACTTGCCATTGGCTACCACTTTCTAGGTACCGCCCTCTCGAGACTGCTTACTGCGACAATTTGTGCACCACACTTCAGCTTCTGATGGGATTCCGTCTTTCATATCTTGTTGTTTATTAAGACAATAGGCAAGCCGTAAGGGATGATGATAGAGACTCATCCCTTTGGCCCAGCTGGTGATCTTGTCACAAGCCCAGCCCCGCATGGCGGTGTCATTCGTCTTCCACGGAACCCGATACCGTCGGGCCATCGGTCTCGCATCAGCCTTGTATCCGTGTTCGTGCGGGTGCCTGACACAAGCCCCGCTGCGCCGACTTGCCAGTAAGCGCATCTCTTTTCTTGGCAGCGTCCGAGACATGGACCATTTCTGTCGCGACCAGTACGGTCTGAGCGCCAAAAGAAAAACCCCGAGGCACTGATAGAGGGCTTGGCCCTTGGCTTGGGCAACCACGCGGCATCGTCGAGAAATGCTTTGTGACCACACAAGCCCCCTATCACTGCATCGGGGTCTCTCGACAGCGCCTGAGTGCCACCTCAGACACCTGCAGACTATCACACTCATCGTCTTCGTCAAGCCCCCAAGCGCAGCCCTTCAAAGCGCAGCGCAGGGGGCGTTGTAATTTTAGTTGGGTCTCGCGAGCGGGTAGGCGTCCGCCGCAGAGGTCAGATGACGCACATCCAAACCAAAGCCCCAGCGACCAGGACAACGATGATCCACAGCATCACGCTCGACCATCTGTTCATCCATCCATGATCACCATCATCAACTGACAACGGCGCGTCCCAGCCGTAGCACTCACGCATGGAGCGCGGAGTTCGATAGTCGTGCTGCCGATATTCGGAAAAGTAGCGGTGGTCGTGCATCGGGTATGCCTCTAGGACGCGCTATGAAGCGCTGTAATCGATTCTATGGCGTCGGGTGACCATAGATATCATCTGGAAGAAAAGCGCCCCCGCAGGGGCGCTGTAGTGATTCGCCCCTTAGATAAAGCGTTGCAGTGATCTGATCCAATGATCGCGGTTGACGTAGATCTCGCGCAGCTCATACGCCGCCTGGCGCTCGTCCAGCAGGCGCAGCAGGCGTGGCATATCGCAATCCTCTTCAAGGTAGGCGTGCGGACCATCGGTGTAGCTATAGCGCGAGACATCACCAGCGATGCCCAAGATATCTAGCAGCGAGCGTGGAACCTCCAGCCATCCGTGGCTAGGATCGGAGTGAAAAGTAAACTTGAACATGGTTTTCCCCTTATCGGCCGAGTGATTCGAAAGCAGCGTAATCCTCGAGCGCCGACACTAAGCCGTCGAAATCCTCGGATTTGCCTAGCAGATCGGCGAGCGTGCAAACTACGTCCAGCGGTACTTCAAGCTCATCTGCGAGCTGGCGCAGATAGTCGGCGCGGTTTGCGTAGCCTTGTTCGGTGTAGACAGACATCGTAAATCCCCTTTCGTTAGATGATGCGGATCGCATCGCATAGCGGCTACTCGAGCCGCTATAGGTTGCTATCAGCTATCCAGGCCGACTAGCGGAAAAGCTTTCAGAAGATCGGACATAGTGGCGATGCAGAATTCACGGCAGACGAAAAGCTCGCCCAAATCCTCTGAATCGATTGCCGATATGACACGCGCCATGTCGGCGATTGCGTGAGACACGGCCAAAGCTTGATCTTGTGTCATGGTTTTCCCCTTAATGTTGCGTGTAGGCAACGATGCGAACGTTGCGATCCCAGCATGCGCGGCAGTCTAGGCAGCGGTTTCCCTGGCGTGGAGCTGGGCAGGCATTCGAGTTGTGCGTGGCATCACTCACCACAATGGACACGTTCGCGAATCCAGACGGCGCTGGACCGTCCACCATTGCGCCAGACACGCGCACGGTGAGATTGTCTGGAAACTCGCTAAAGGCGCGCTGGTACTGGCGCACTAAAGCCTTTTCTCGAGTAGGCAACCAAAAGCTCACGCTTGGCAGCTCTTCGGCGATGCGGACGATCGCCAGCAAGTGTCCAAGATTTTGGATGTCACCCGAATCGTGCCAGCGGAAGAAAGTCTCGCCGGAGCGCCGAATCATGAAGACCATTGCGTCAACCCATTCCGGCGTGCCCAAGTTAGCTTCACGCTTGGCATGCGCAGATGCGACGCTAGGGTATTGATAGTTTGCCTTTAGTGCATAGCAGCCGTGGCAGACACTACCCTCTACTTTGGCGAGCTTGGCGCCGACGTTGCAATGGTGCGCACTGATGCCGTAAGACATGCCAGGCATCTTGGACGGTTTGCCGAGTGTGCCGGCGATCGCCTGAGCTTCGCGCAGCGTAGTCGGGCGCTTGTGGAACGTTACTGTGGACATGGTGGCGCCCTCACTTCGCGACGTAGACAAAACCAAGACCGTCGGCAGAAGCGCCGACATAGTGCGCCAAGTAGTGCGGCCAGTGTTTTTGTAACAATGCCGCCGCCGCTTCCTCATGTTCAGTGCCAGTGTGCGAGTAGCCAATGGTCACGGAAAAGATCACTGCGCGGCCATCACGGAATCCGCGGTGCGTGTATGCCTTGATGCGCGAGCCGCGAGTGTTAGTGGCGGGCAAATACTTCGTATGAATTGCAATGGACATGGTGGCATCTCCGATTAGGTCAGATGGCGCCCCGTAGGGCGCTGGTAGTGTCAGATGATGAAATCAGGATGTTGAGTGACGCCGAGCGCGAGCGCCGCAGCGAAAATCTGCGCCTTGTCAGCATCACGTCGCGCCATGCGAATCTCCGCAGATAGCATCCGCGCCACGCCAGCTAGGTTGCCAAGCTTGGCGACACACTTGGCCAGCTCCACTTGTTTGGTCTGAATCTTGGTCATGTCTCACTCCCTCTAGGTTAGGTGTGCAGTAGGGATGCACAGTTATGATTATGCACACTCTGACGTAGACTGCAAGCACTATTTAGTTACTCATATATAAGTACTCACTCTTGAGTCACTCACTCATGAGTCACTCACTTCCGAGTCACTCTTCCGAGTGACTCTTGAATCACTAACGCATGAGTCACTCATGAGCTATGCACTCATGAGTCTATCTAGTGCAACGTATGGGATTGATGAGTGACTATCTACCATCCGTCCCTTAGCGCGTGAGCTATTCACTTGGGGACGATCTTGGGGACGGCGCCTTCCCTCCCTCCCTTGTGCCCTCATCCCGCCCTCCCCTCGGACGGTCTCGGGTCGGGTCGGCTAGGATCGCCCGTGCCGGTGTCTCGGCGGTGGCCCAGGCGATGGGGCGGCGGGTCTCGGTGTGCGCGCACCCCAACCTGCCCCGCCCCAAGGAAAAAGTCATTTTTCCCTGTTATGCTGTATTAGTGGAGATTAGGTAGCAGGAGTGGATATGGTTCAGATTGAGACTGATGTGCCGTTGCCTGAGGCGCGTAGGCGTAGGTATCCGTATCGGGAAATGGCGATAGGTGATTCGTTTTGGGTGGAGGGGATTGGTTTGCAGGTGGTGATGAACACGAACTATCGGTGGGGTAAGAGGTTGGGTAGGAAGTTCATTGCGCGTACTGATGGGCCTGGTGTGCGGGTGTGGCGAGTTGATTGAGGATTGTTTGGGTTGTGTGCGTTGTGAGGATGGGCCGGTAGTAACGTTGTGGGATGGTCGAGTGGTGTGTAATGAGTGTCCTGACTGGCGATGTGAGTGTGAGGCTAGGAGGCTGCTCAAGATTCGTTCGATGAAGAAGATCGCGCAGGAGTTGGAGTGGCGTGAGAACCTGCATGGCAGGGACAACAGTCAGTTGAAGCGGTACATGCGCGGGATTTATGAACAGAAGAAGGGGAAGCGATGAAGTTTGACCTACAGAAGTTCTATCGCTTCTGCTCTCAGCTTCGGATTGAGGCAAAAGAGAAGGGATTGATTCGGATGGATCACCTGCTTGGCACGCAGACGTATGTGATGCAGGAGATTGCCAAGGGCTTGCAGGACGACATCCACTTCTTTGTCATTCTCAAGGGTCGGCAGTTGGGTATCACGACCATCAGTCTTGCGCTTGACCTGTACTGGCACTTTCTGCACCCAGGTCTACAGGGCACACTGACTACCGATACCGAGGAGAACAGGGACATGTTCCGCTCTACCCTCGGGATGTACATCGAAGGATTGCCGGTTGAGTACCGAGTGCCCCTAGTTGCTCACAACCGGAACCACATGGCGCTGAAGAACAGAAGTCGATTGTTCTACCAAGTCGCAGGATTGCGTTCTAAAGGCTCTCTGGGGCGCGGTAAGGCGATTACCTACCTGCATGGTACTGAGACCTCATCCTGGGGCGATGAAGAGGGTTTAGCCTCTCTGCTCGCGTCTTTGGCTGAGACCAATCCGATGCGTCTGTACATGTTTGAGAGCACTGCTCGCGGGTTCAACATGTTCCACGACATGTACACCACCGCGAAGAGGGCAAAGAGTCAGAAGGCTATCTTCTGTGGTTGGTGGCGTAATCAGCTCTACCAGGCTGATGCCAAGTCGGACATCTATCGCGTTTACTGGGATAACAAGCTAAGCCCCGAGGAGAAGGAGTGGACTCGGGAAATCAAGAAGCTCTACGGCATTGAGATTAATAGCCGCCAGATGGCATGGTGGCGTTGGAAGATGTACGAAGGCATCAAGGACGAAAGCCTGATGTATCAGGAGTTTCCTCCGACCGAGGACTACGCCTTCGTCATGACCGGCACTAGCTACTTCTCTACTGCTCGCTGTACTGAGCAGGCAAAGGAATCGAAGAAGCTGACGCCTGACTACTACCGCTTCAACATGGGGGCCAACTTTGAAGACACCGTCCTCATCCGTTCGACGGAACGGCTTGCGACTCTTACCCTCTGGGAAGAGCCTGTGGACAACGCTTATTACGTCATTGGCGCTGATCCTGCTTACGGCTCTTCTGATTGGGCTGATCGTTTCTGCATCCAAGTCTATCGGTGCTATGCCGATGGTTTGGATCAGGTAGCCGAATTCGCAACATCAGAACTCAATACCTACCAGTTCGCATGGGTAATCTGCTATCTGGCCGGTGCCTACAAGAACAGCACCCTCAACCTTGAGGTGAATGGCCCAGGTCAGGCCGTCATCAATGAGATACGCAACCTAAAGCGCTACGCCACCAGCATTGGTGGACAGAAAGGTTATGACCTGTACAACGTCATGGCCCACATGCAGAACTATCTGTGGCGTCGTAACGACACCCTCGGCGGCATCTCAAACAGCATGGGCTGGGTCACCACTGCTGGCACCAAGGAACGCATGCTGAGCTACTTCAAGGACTACTTTGAGCGCGGGATGATGGCCGTGCGCAGCATGGAGTTGCTTGAAGAGATGAAATCGTTAGTGCGTGAAGGAAGCAGCATTGCTGCTTATGGACGCAATAAGGATGACCGTGTGATGGCAACAGGTTTGGCCGCAGCCGCCTTTGCCGAACAGGTGCAGCCACGACTGATCCAGCAACGTGTAACGCGACACACGGAGGAGGTGACACAGCGCGCCAGAGAGAACGGCGAGCTGGTCAACCAGAACGTCGCCAACTATCTAAAGCGCATAGGAATGTATGGCTAAGCACGACCAACTCACCATCGTCAGCGTCCACGGGCACAACGACGGCTCTTCTGCCCTACTCTCCATCAAACATTCGATGGAGCAACTACCAGGCTCGCGTGGCCTGCTGTTGTCCCTGAGACCACCAGAGAACCTGCCAGACGGCATTGAGTGGCGTCAGATATACAACCTTGACTATGCCGAGTACTCCGTCTTCATGATGCATTGCCTCGGATCGTTCATCGAGACTGACTATTGCCTTGTCGTGCAGGACGATGGCTGGGTGCTAAATGGCGAGAACTGGAAAGACGAGTACTACGACTACGACTACATCGGCGCCCCTAGCCATTGCGGATTTTCAGACGAACATATCTACCTGCACTTCTCTTGGGCAAGAGCCAAAGAGCCGGTTTATGTCGTGCAGAACGGCGGATTTAGTTTGCGCAGTAAGAAATTGCTTGAGGTGTGCAACAAAAACGGCATCGCGCACCAGAACGGCAACGATGTTCACTACTGGAACGAGGACGCGCAGCTGTCTGCGCTGCTCAAGCCCGTGCTCGAGGAGTGCGGAATGCGCTTTGCGCCGCTAGAACTCGCCAAACACTTCTCGGTGGAGTACATCGACAGCATCTTTCATGCCGATACTGATTTCAAAAAGCTGGTCGGGCACCATGCACAGAGCCGTAAACTGATCTCGCCGATGCATGTGCGCATGGAATTCACCTGGCAACAGGCTAATCAAATCACTGGAGAGGCGCGTTTTGCCGAGCTTTTGCAGGAATTGGGCTACATAGTGGAGTGGAAACTTGAACGTGATGCAGAAGAAAGAGCTGCTTAGGCAGCTGAAGATGTTCATGGCTGACAAAAAGCGTGGCATCAGCATCAAAAACTTCGCTGTGATGGCCGGAATCAGCTATCTGCACGTTCGCGACATCATCAATGAGCGGTACCCGATGACAGAAGTAAGCCAAAGACGCCTATCCAAGGCACTCGAAGAGTTCCGGCAGGGCAAAATTGCCACGATTTTGCACGTTACAGGACGTACAGAACCAGTTTATCGGCGCCAACCAGTGCCTTTGGCACGCAAAAGCATGGGTTTGACGGTGAAAAACGGTGAAATCAGGCTTTCATTGGGCATGAGACAGCTAGGAGACTACTCTCAGCCCACTTTTGGTGAGTTGCTTGACAAAAAACGTTGAGAGGGCATAAATGGCTGTAATTCATGACTTTAAGTGTGCAGTGCACGGATTTTTTGAGTCGGACCAACCAATCTGCCCACATGGCTGCGACACAGTGCAGAAAGTGTTCCTCCAACCAGTCGGAATGGTGTCTGATAAGACCAAATTCAACGACACCACACTGCGCAGTCTGGCGAATGACTACAACATGACGGACATCAAGAGCGTGAAGGAAGGTGAGGCTCAGCCGCCGCGGTATGCACCGCCACCTAGCGACCCCTTCGCCGTCCAATGGGGTAATCCGTCACAGATCGGCAACTACAATCTGGCATCCATCGCGGGTGAGCAGGTCAACGGTATTGCTGCTGCTGGTGGTAAATTCGCCAAACCGACAACGGCGTCGTACATTGCCGACCATCAGAATCTGAAAGTGGACAACTGATGCGTATTCCAGAGAATCCCCTAGAGCGCGAGGAGTTCTACGTTGACTTGATGAACAAGTGCAACGTGAGCACGCAAGAGCGCGCCAGCGAATACGCTGCTCTGCGCTCGTACTTTTTGTTCGGCTCCGCGCCTGGGGATGCTCCGGCCCATTACAACAAGATTTTTCCGCACATCGATCAGCTGATTTCGTTCTTGTATTCAGCAGAATCGACGCGCTTCAGCATCGACCTCGGCGCTGCAATCCCAAATGAGGAATACGCCAAGGTTCCGATTCTGACCAAGGCGCTCAACGATGAGTGGACGAACAGCAATGGCGACCAGGTCTTCAGCCAAGCTCTGACTTGGGCCATGTGCTACAACAGCGCCTTCGTAAAGCTCACCTATCGCAACGGTATCCAGCCGTTCATGGTCGAGCCACAGGCGATGGGCGTGCTGCGTGAAGACACGCCTTACACCTATCGCCAAGAAGCAATCGTCCAAAAGTATTACATCACCAAGTCGGAACTCTATAACCGCCTCTACGCGCATCCGAAGCGTGAGGAGTTAATCAAGCGGTTGTCTGCCAGCTATCACGAACGTGATGAAGTGCCGCAGGCAATCGACCGATTGGTGACCAGCCAGATTAGCCCGAACATCTACGGCAACGTGATGCTCGACCTGACTGGATACAACCGTTATGTGGCGCGTGTTGCTGAACCTACGATTGAGATGCAGGAGTTATGGGTTTGGAATGACGCTACAGACGACTATCAGTGCGTCACGATCGGCTCGCCGAATGTCGTCATTTACGATCGCCCAGGCGAGAAGGTCTTCCTCAAAGGAGAACTTCCTTTTGTACAAGTCGCACCGAACCCGCAGTACGACTACTACTGGGGGCAATCAGAAGTCCAACGTCTCGTATTCCTACAGGATATGCGGAACAAGCGCGTGTCCGAAATTTTGGATCTTCTATCCAAGCAGGTGGCGCCGCCTACTGCATTGATGGGATTCACTGGCATCCTCGACGAAAAAAACTTTGCGCTGAATCGCGCTGCCGGCTTGCTCGCAACCGACATGCCAAACGCAAAGGTCGAACAGCTTGCTCCAAGCATTCCAAACGACCTATTCCGCGAAATCGTTGAAATCGACAACATGTTTGCCGAAGCGTCTGGCATCACCAGCGTGTTGGCTGGCCGCGGCGAGTCGGGTGTGCGATCGACTGGGCACGCCTCTCAACTTGCGCGTCTAGGTTCTAGCCGTGCAAAGAAACGCGCTTTGGTTGTCGAAGAGTCGCTGGAAAAAGTTGCAACGCTGTATCTGAAGATGATGCAGGTCTACGACGACACGCATTACACCGACATGAACAACAACAGATTCATCGCGGCTCAGCTGCCAGAGAATTTTGTTGTTAAGGTAGACGCGCACAGTAATTCGCCTATCTTCATGGAAGATACGCGAGACATGGCGTTGAACTTGTTCAATGCTGGCGCAATCAGTAAGGAAAGGCTTATCGACCTTCTTGATCCTCCGATGAAGCAACTGCTCAAGGAAGATTTGAAGAAGATGGAAGAAGAGGCCAAGGCGATGCAAGAAGTACAGCAAGCGATTCAAGCGCAGCCGACGCCGCCAGATCAGCAACCGATTCAACCGGAGATGCCGTAATGGAGAACAAAGTACCGACGACCAGAGACGACTCTCCGCGTGTTACGCCATCCGAAGTTCGTCAGATGGACCGTCCTGGTAACCTGAGTTTTAACCGCTCTGCGATTGTGCGTGGTACTCGCGGAGTCCAAGCGCGACAGACAAGGAGATGACTATGTACGCTCGCAAGATGATGCGTGGTCGCAAGACCCGTCGCTGACATATAGCGGGTTTGTCTTCATAGGCGACCCGCTATATGCTATTGACAGGTTAATTGGTTGGGCATATACGGACAGGAGTCTTATCCAAATGGCTGATATGCGAGCAGATGCAGAGATCATGGACCTTCTGAAGAAGAAGCAACCCAAGGTCGAAATCGAAATGGAAGATGCCGAGGAGGCGGGAGAGGATTCTGCCGATTCGACAGAAGCTCCGCCGATGGCATCGCCGATGAGCACGGACGAACCCAAGATGGGTAATGCCGCTGCTGCGCGTATCAACGTGCAGATGGCGATGGACTTGCTGCGTCAGACTATCCCGATGTTCGGGTCGCAATCTGAAGAAGGCAAGATGATTCTTGACCTGCTTTCCAAGATGGCCGGCAAGTTTGGTCAGCGCGAAGCCGAAAGTCGTGAGTTGGTGCCGGCCGAAATTCTCCAAATGATCCAAACTCTGCCCCAAGCGGGAGGCGCGACGCCGGAGCAGAGGATTGCCGCTTCTGCGCCGGTTCCAGGTATGGAAACCCCACCTGCACCCATGTAAGGAGACTGAAGTGGAACTCTTCAAGCCGAAAGGTATGTCCGCACCGCTGAACCCGCAAGCGGATAACCAGCAGAATGGTCAAATCTACAACCCGCCTCGTTATGCCCGTTTCGGCGGTCTTGACGGCGCTGGCAAGACTGGCCCGAAGAACAAGATGATGTTGTCGAAGCCTGGCGACACCAAGAAGGTCATCTAAACACTTGAGAGGGCATAAATCATGTCGCTAGAAGACCTGACACCGGAAGCGCGAGACGAACTGGCATTGTTGGCTAAGCAGTTGGCTGACAACCCGAAGACTCGCAAGCAAATGTTGCGCCTCACCCGCGAGGTGCGTCCTGATCTGCCGATTCCCGAATTGGAAATCGAAGAGAAAACCTCTGTTGCTCTCGCACAAGCAGAAATGCGTGTGCAGTCGCTTGAGGCCAAGCTCCAGGAAAAGGAAGCGCTGAACGAACTTGAACGGCGTCGTAAGACGCTTTTGGAAAAGGGGCTTGTCAGCGATGAAACGCAAGTGCAAGAGGTAGAAAAGGTGATGCTTGAAAAAGGCATTACCAACCACGAAGCTGCTGCTGAATACTGGAACTGGATGCGCCAGGCGGCTGAACCTACGCCGGTTGGCTACAATCCGTCCCCGCTTGGTAAGGTTACGGAAATGAAGAATTTCTTCAAGAATCCGCAACAAGCAGCGCGTGATGCAGCACAACAAGCACTGTCGGAACTCAGAAAGAACCCGAGACCGATTGGGCTTTAAGAGCAGTGCAAGGGGGCATGTGATGGGCAACGGTAACGTTTGCTCGTTTGTTGAGAACTAGGAGGCTGATATGCCCATTGGTGGCGGTGTCATTCCGGCAAGCGGGACTGGTCAATACAATGAATTGACCTACGTTACCCGTCGTGCCTTCATTCCCAAGATGGTGGTGCAGCTGTACAACAGCACCCCGCTTATGGCTGCTCTGCTGGCAAATAGCCAACAAGCATCTGGCGGTGTGTCGTCGGTTACTGTGCCCGTTCAAGGCTCGCAATTCGTTAACGCGCAATGGTCCGACTACAGTGGCTCGTTCACTCAACCGTCGGTTCAACAAGGCGCGTACAACGCTGAGTTCAACCTAAAGCTGATGATTGCTCCGGTGCCGTTCCTCGGCATGGAAGGTGTTGTCCAGCAGGACTACGCAATCGTTCCGCTGATCGAAGCTCGCATGAATGATGCGACCAACGTGATGCTGGATGCGATGGCTACTGCTCTGTACAACAACACCAGCAACACGCAGCAATTCACTGGTCTGCCGCTCGCCGTAGATGACACGACGAATGGCAACACCTACGGCAACATTGATCGTTCGACCTACACTTGGTGGAAGTCGAAGGTTTATAACGCCGGCTCGGTGAACCCGACTCGCCAGAACATCCTGCAATACATCAGCGGCACCGTGAAGAACGGTGGCGAAATGCCGTCGTTTGGTGTGTGCGGTATGGGTACTTGGACGCTGCTTGCTCAAGACTACGTTGGTCAAGAGCAGTACGTCATTACCCCTGGCTCGGGCTTCGACAGCAACAGCGATGGTCCGCAAGCTGCGTTCCGTGCGCTGATGGTTGCCGGTGTGCCGATTTATCCCGATCCGTACTGCCCAGAAGGTACTCTGTATCTGCTGAACACCAACTACCTGAGCATGTATGTACATGAGCAAGGTTCGTTCGTGTTCACTGGTTTTGAGAGCACTCTCCCGAACTGGCAGATCGGTTACGTTGGTGCCGTGTTGACGATTGCGGAACTGGTTTCGACCAAACCGAAGTCGATGACTCGAGTCTCCAACCTCAACTCGCTGTCGCTGTAAGGAGACGCAAAAATGGCACTCGGTCTGAACAAGATTCTCGTTGCTAGCACGACTAGCAACACCGCCAGCGCGTACTTCCAGAACCTCACGGTTGCTGTTGCAAACGCATCGACGACGGTGCTGACTGCCGGTACTTACTATGTGCCGGCTTCGGCCAACATCTCGGTTGAAGTGCAAACCGTGGCGAACACCTGGAGCACGATGGTTGCTGTTGCAACTGGCGGTCTGGTAATTGCTGATGGCACCAACGTTCGTATCAAGAACGCTGACGCCACCAACAATGCTTCGCTGGTTCTCGTTACCGTCAACGGTGGTGGCGCTGCTTCTGGCACCTATAACACCTAAGGAGCGACCATGATTGCGAATCATGTAGGTGCGAACTACCCCGACAAGTTCGGTAACTACGCACTCGGTACTGCCAAGACTGTGAACCTGACCACTGCCGGTAACTCGGCGGCGATCATTCCGATTCTTGGTGGCACCAAGTACATCGTTCGCCAAATCACGGTTGCGAATGCCAACGCTTCCGTTGCTACGGGCAACATTGCAATCCTTACGTCGAATGACGGTGTGGTTGCCAATGCTGTCAGTAACAACGTGGTGCTGGCTAACATCACCAGCAATGCCACTTACCAAAACCTCGGTCTGACCGCGAATACTGTCACTAAGGTATTCACGGCTCCGGCGCTGTTCGTCAAGGTAAACACTGGCGTTGCTGGCACGGTGGACATTACTGTGTACGGTGACGTGGTAGCCCTGTAATGGTTTGGGTCACAAACAAAGGAGCCTTGACGTTAAAGGATCGTCATCTCGGCGTGGACTATGAGTTCCGTCCTGGTGTGCCTGTCGAGGTTCCTGAGTCTACGGCCCGACATATTTTTGGATATGGCGACGATAAAAAGGAGCCGTATCTGGTGCGTTTAGGATGGCTGCGACTTGGCGTGACGCGAGAAGATGGTTTTAAGCGCTTGTCTGAGTTTGTGTTTTCCAATAACCCACCGACAATGAACCACTCGGTGCCCTCGGTGGTCGGCTCAGTAGCTCCTCTTCCTCCGCCTCGGCGTGGGAGGGGAGCCAAAGGTCGTCTTCCTGCTGCGTAAAATGGATGCACTATGGCAACTCTGTCAGACTACATCACAGAAGTCCGCAGGCTTCTGCATGACGCGGCTGGTAACTTCTATTCCGACAGCGAGCTAACGGACTACATCAACGAAGCTCGCGGTCATGTCGTGCAAGACACCGGATGTCTGCGCGAAGTACAGACCATCAACACGGTCGCAAACCAAGAAGTCTATGCATACGCTGATCTGCCAGAAGGCAATCGCACGCTAGACATCCTCAACATCAACGTTTACTGGGGCAACTCTCGAGTTCCGCTCCGGTATCTGGCATGGACTGATTTCAACGCCCAGCTACGCTATTGGCAGAACTATCGTGGCGTGCCAATTGGATTCAGCATCTACGGCCAGAAGAAAATCTACCTCGGTCCTGTGCCCGACCAGGTGTACCAGCTTGAGATCGATACTGTCGTGTTGCCCGAGCCATTGCTGTCTGACAGCACGCCGGAAGACATTGCTGCGCCTTATACAGAACCTGTTGCCTGGTATGCGGCTTACAAAGCCAAGTACAAAGAACAATCGTTCGGTGAGGCGGAAATCTTCAAGCAGCAATACACACAGCAGGTGCAGAGTTGTTTGACCAGTACGTTCACGCGGCGTTTGCCGTCTCCGTACTCTTACATCTACTGAAATGGCGAATGTTGCTGAACAGCGAAAGTCATATCAGGTCGTCAAGGATTTTCGGGGCTTAAACACCAAAGCCAACCGTACATCCATCGACCAGAATGAGTTTGCGTGGCTAGAAAACGCCATGCCGATCGGGTTCGGTAACCTCAAGGTAACGCCAGCGCATACCGTCGTTGCCAACGTCACATTCGCCAACACAGTCAGCTATCTGTCGTCAGGCGTCGTAGGTTCAAATACCTATTTGGTGGCAGTCCTGCAAGACGGCTCGGCCAAGTACGTCAAGCTCAACGACAACACCACTGGCAACATTGCTGCTGCGAATACGTTCAGCAACGTTGGTGTGCAAATCACGCAATGGAAAAATGAACGCCTTTTGTTCATTGACCCTAGCCGTGGCTACAAGACTTGGGATGGCGCCAACCTAGTGTCGGTGGGATCGGTGGCAAGTGTCACCATCACCGCGGGAGGTAGTGGATACACGACAGCTCCAAACGTAGCTATTTCTGCGCCCAATGACGCCAATGGTGTGCAGGCTACCGCTACAGCCACAATACTCTCTAATGCAGTTGTGGCAGTTGTTGTCACCAATCCTGGTACTGGATATACCGCAGCACCTTCAGTAACTTTCAGCGGTGGTGGCGGCTCCAATGCTGCTGCTACGGCTAGCATCTTTACGCAGAACGGCACTGCTATAGCAACGTTCTCTGGCCGAGTTTGGATTGCGGAAGACCGCACCATCTATTACTCGGCGGCTGATTCCTACAACGATTTCACTAGCGTATCTGCCGGCAACATCACGTTGACCGATGCGACGTTGCGTAGCGACATCGTGCAGATACTGTCGGCGAATAACTTCCTCTACATCTTTGGGGAAGACAGCATCAACGTCTTCTCAGACGTGCGTGTTAACCAGTCTGGCGTGACGTTGTTCACCAACACCAACGTCAGTGCCTCTGTTGGTTCGCGTCTCCCATACGCAATCTTCCCGTTCTTCAGATCAGTTCTGTTCATGAACGACTACGGCATCTATGCCTTGGTCGGTTCGACTACCAGCAAACTGTCTGATGGTCTTGATGGCATCTTCCCGTTCATCGACTTCACCAAGCGCGTTACGGCCGGCCAGGTGTTGATTAACAACATCCTGTGCGCTGCTTTCTCGTTCACTTACAACGATCCAGACAGCAGCGCTCGAGTCATTCAAGCGGTGTTCTTTGAAAAGAAGTGGTTCCTGACAACGCAGGGCGAACTGGAATGGGTCGCCTCGACGCCTCTTGCCGGTGTCATCAACATGTATGGCACGACTGGCATTGACCTGCGCAAGTTGTATAGCAGCACCACGGCCAACGTCAGCAGCATTATCAAGAGTGCTTTGTACCCGATGGGTGATCCTATCCGCGACAAACAAGCGCTCAAGATTGCGTTGGAAGCCACAGCAAAGACTGACACGGCGACTACGTTGAGCGTTACCGTTGACAGCGAGAATCGTGAATCGTCTCCCTACGCGCTTATTAACACGATTAACTGGGTAAACAACAATCTGTTGACGATTCCGTGGCAGAACAACTCTAACGTGACAATTCAATGGGTCACGTCGGGGTATCAGTTGTACAAAACTGATGCGCAGCAGTACGGTAAATACATTGGTCTTACAATCACTTCTAGCGCCCCAGGATACGTTTTGCATGGGATGCAGTTCGAGCATGAATTGAGAGCGAGGTTCTAAGATGACTAAGCCAGTAACTATTCCGAATACCTTTGCCGGTGCGACAACTGCCATCCCGCTGTCGCAGCTTGACGGCGACTTCAGCGCTGTAGCTTCTGCGATCAATGATGCTCGCACCTATAGCAACTATGCAGCTGACTCAGGTGCGGTCAATGCGTATGCAATTACGCTAAGTGGGATCACCACAACATACACAGCCGGACTGCGGGTGCAGTTCAAAGCTGTTAATGCGAACACCGGAGCGGCAACCCTAGACGTTAACAACCAAGGCGCAAAAAACATCGTGCTTGCTGATGGCACGGCATTGGCTACAAACGCCATCCTTGCCAATTCGGTTGTTGATGTTATCTATGATGGCACCTCGTTCCAGTTGCTGAACGATGCTGGTGGCCCGAACGAACGTGTTGGCGATCTGACCGTTACCGGCAATCTGTCGGTTACTGGCACGACTGCACTAACGGGCAATCTGACGGCAGGCAACGTAACTATCACTTTGGCTAACGTCACAACGGCCAACATCACGACTGCCAATGTCGTTACCACAAACGGCAACAATGCAAGCTACTCAGGCAACGTAGCAATCAGCGGCAACACCACGATAGCAACAAGCATCAGTGGCGTGATCAAGGCTGCCAGTGGCGTTCTGAGTGCGGCTACAGCAGGCACCGACTACGTCAAGCCGGACGTTGCTACGACGTTCATAGCGCGTCAGACCTTTGCCGGAACGTCAGCCAACCTGGCGATTTCGCTCGTCAGCGCAGATGAGAAGACTACGGTTGTCACTACACCGGCTAACGGCACGATCAACTACGACATCACTACGCAGTCGGTTGTGTATTACACGGCCAATGCTAGTGGCAATTGGACGCTCAACTTCCGCGCCTCGAGTGGCACCACATTGAATACTGCGATGACTGTAAACACAGCGGTGACGGTAGCGTTTGCGTCAGCTCAAGGTTCGACAGCGTATTACGCAAACGTCATCCAGGTTGATGGATCGGCGGTTACGCCCAAGTGGCAAGGGGGCACAGCTCCGACGGCTGGGAACACTTCCAGTGTTGATGGTTATACGTTCGTCATCATAAAGACCGGCAACGCAGCGTTCACCGTGCTCGCTTCGCAAACCAAATTCGCGTAAGAAACAAAAATGGCTCCTCCGCTTCCTATTACGTTTGGTACAGCCTCTGCTAGAGGATTCGGACTGTTTGGTGCTGTTGCTGCTGGACCTTACACCGTCATCCAAACCTTTACCGCTACTGGTGACTGGACTTGTCCTACTGGTGTGACTGAGGTTGAGTATCTGGTAGTTGCGGGTGGTGGTGGGGGTGGGTCAAATAACGGCGGCGGCGGTGGTGCTGGTGGATTCAGAACTGGCACGGGTCTTAGCGTTACTGCTGGAACGACCTATACAGTTACTGTTGGAGGAGGTGGGGCTGGCGCCACAACAAGTCCAAATGTCGCTGGTTCGTCAGGGTCAAATTCAGTTTTTAGCACCATCACATCAACAGGAGGTGGTCGTGGCGGTGGATATTTAAGTACTCCTAATGGAGTTGGCAATGGCGGTTCTGGCGGTGGCGCATCTGCTGCTTTGACTGGGGGGTCTGGGAATACACCAAGCACGTCCCCATCACAAGGTAATAACGGTGGCAATGGTGCAGCAGACGCACTTCCTTATGCATGTGGTGGTGGCGGTGGCGCTAGTGGTGCAGGCGCAAGTGCTACAAACCCAAATGGCGGAAACGGCGGAGCAGGCACGGCTTCAAGCATCTCTGGAAGCAGCGTTACTTATGCTGGTGGTGGTGGTGGAAGCACCGTTGGAAATAATACTGCTGGAATTGGAGGCGCAGGAGGCGGTGGAAATGGAGGGAACTCCTCTCCCGGCACTACTCCGGCTACTGCTGGTGCGGAAAATACAGGAGGTGGTGGGGGCGGCAAAACTGGCGGTACTCCAGGTATTGGCGGCGGCTCAGGCATCGTAATCATCAAATACACAGTACCCGCTACTACTAAGACTGCAATCTTCTACACCTCTGGTTCGTGGGAAGCACCTGCCGGTGTTTCTTCTGTTGACTACCTCGTAGTCGCTGGCGGAGGTGGTGGTGCTTGGAGTGCTGGTGGTGGTGGCGGTGCTGGTGGTTTCCGCACTGGTACAGGTCTAAGTGTTACCGCTGGAACCACTTATACAGTTACTGTTGGCGGTGGTGGCGCTGGCGCTACAACAGTTGCCAGAGGAGTATCTGGAAGTGATTCCGTGTTTAGCACAATTACTTCTAGTGGCGGCGGTGGTGGTGGCACAGGAACTGCCCCGGGGCCAAACTATAGCGGTGCGGCGGGAGGGTCTGGCGGTGGTGGTGGATTTAATGGTACTGGCGGCGCTGGCAATACCCCATCCACATCACCGTCTCAAGGTAGTAATGGAGGAAACGGTTCCGGTGCTCCGCCTAACTATGGGGCTGGCGGTGGTGGTGGAGCATCCGCTGTTGGTGCAAATGGGACTAGCACAACTGGAGGTAATGGAGGCGCTGGCACAGCATCTTCTATTTCTGGTTCGTCTGTAACATATGCTGGTGGCGGTGGTGGGGCAACATATCAAGGCGGAACCGTAGGTACTGGCGGCTCCGGTGGTGGCGGCAACGGAAATAATAGTTCTACAGGAATTTCTGGAACTGCCAATACTGGCGGTGGTGGTGGTGGAGGCGGATATCCTGACCCCAGCCAATATGGAGGCGGCTCAGGCGGGTCTGGTATCGTAATTATCAAGTGGACTTAAATGGAAACGAAAATTTATAGGTTATATGGGGTGGACACGGCAATGCACCTGCTTCGTCCGGGTGCTAAGTGGGAAATCTCCAACACTATGATTACCCGTTGGGAAGACCAGCGCCCGTGTCCTACTTGGGAAGAACTGATGGATACGATGGAGAAAATCAAAGCCTTTGAGGACTCTATCAACACCATCTACACGGAAGAACAAATCAAAGAAATTACCGGATGGCAAAACATGATTAATGGTGCAGCCGCGTGAGAGTTGAAAATCTTTTCCCCACGCCAGTAGCATTCTGGAACCTCAATATCACCGAGGAAGAGAAGGCGTTTATCCGCAATCTGGAACAACGCCCAAACCAAGGCAACACAACTAGCAAGAATAACTACCTGCTTTTTGAAGAACCAATGGAACGTCTGGCGATGTTTGTTGAAAATTGCCTAGATGAATACATGACTGCTATTCATGCCCCGAAACACGAAGTTAAGCCTTACATCACGCAGTCATGGGCTAACTACACCAAGCCGGGGCAGTATCACCATAAACACGCTCACCCTAATTCATTTATTTCTGGCTGTGTATATATCGCTGCCAAAGGTGACAAGATTTACTTTTACAAAGATGCTTATCAACAAATCAAACTTCTGACTGATAACTACAATCCGTACAACTCAGAATCTTGGTGGTTTGAAGTAAATGAAGGTGATGTGATTCTGTTTCCTTCTTCACTGACTCACATGGTAGAGACTTTGGGTGATAAAGAAGAACGCATCAGTATTGCGTTCAATACATTCTTGAAGGGCCAGATTGGTTCACCAGATGACCTGACGGAGTTGCAACTGTGATCCTGCGCTCAATCAACAATGATTTTCCACATTGGTACGCTGAGTATCCTGTGGAAGATTTGGGCGTGTTTATGGACAAACTGCCGGAGAAGTTTTTGCCGGTGATTGAAAAAGATATTAAAACGCGGGGCATGGTGCATCCGATCATCATATTCAGCCCGTATGAAGAATATCAAACCGACCCCAATCCAGAGTTGCCAAACGACGCACGGAAAAGAAAAGAAGTGTTGCGTGTATACATGGGCCACAAGCGTATCTGGGTGGCTAAAAAGTTAGGGTGTACAAAGATTTCTGCCTACCATGTTAGGCGTGATGAAGATGCGCGGATGCTGTGCGGCTATACAACTATCCGTGAGTTTTGCCCAAATTAGGAGTTAACGATGGCCCACTTTGCTGAACTCGATGAAAACAATGTCGTGCTGCGAGTCATAGTGGTCGGCAACAAGGACACCGCTGATGCCAATGGCGTAGAAAAAGAACACATTGGTGCTGCCTTCTGTGAACGTCTGTTTGGCGGTATCTGGAAGCAGACTAGCTACAACAGCAACATCCGCAAGAACTACGCTGGGATTGGTTACGCCTACCACGCTGACATTGATGCATTCGTGCCGCCGAAGCCCTATGCATCTTGGGTATTGAATTCAAGTACGGCACAATGGGAAGCGCCAGTTGCTATGCCTAATGATGGTGAGCGCTATACCTGGGATGAAGCAGCCCAAGCTTGGGTGCAAGTGGAGGTCGCGTAATGGGTATTCAAGCCTTTGCCCAGATGGGCAACACCGTAAAGCTGACCGCAGCCACTACAGCTCCAACGCCCGTGCAATGCACTGGCAAAACGTTGGGTGGCAACCAATACCGCGTAGTCAACATCAGCAGCACCGTGGCGTATCTTGGCTATGGCACTGATGCTGCTACCGCTACAGCCAATGCGGTGATTCCTACTGGCGCTGGCGCCAATTCTGTTTTTTGTTTGGTGCTGCTTGGTGGCACCGATGAAATCCTTTCCTTTGTGCCGAATGCTTACTTTACGGCCAAGACCGCAGCCGGCACGGCTGATCTGTTTATCTGCCCTGGCGATGGGCTGTAAGGAGTGAGCCATGCTCAAGGTTGTAGCGTCACTCGGAGCGACTAGCGGCGCACTGTCGTACCAAGGCACCTGGGACGCTGCGACCAACAATCCTGCGCTTGTATCAAGCACGGGCACTCAAGGCTACTACTACGTTGTCTCTGTAGCTGGCAGCACTAACCTTGATGGCATTACGGACTGGCAGGTCAACGATTGGGCCATCTTCAATGGCACGACTTGGCAAAAGATAGACAACAGCGATCTAGTGCAGTCGGTCAACGGCCAGACAGGCGTTGTTGTTTTAACCGCAGCTAACGTCGGGGCTACGCCAAACACAACCTACGTCAATGTCGGCACCGGCCTGTCAGGCGGCGGTCAGCTCGTTGGTAATGTCAGCGTTGCGTTGGCTAACACCGCGGTGACTGCTGGTACTTATGGCGATGCAGCCAATGTTGCGCAGGTTACTGTTGACGCTCAAGGACGGTTGACTGCTGCATCGAACGTAGCAATCTCAATTCCTAGCACCCAGGTGACTGGCCTGGGCACTATGGCTACTCAAAATGCGTCGAACGTAGCAATCACGGGCGGCACTTTGACTAGCAACGTCAATTTGACTGGCAATACATCCAACACGGCGACGTTTGCCACAGATTCTCTACCTTTGGTGCCCGAGGGCTATGTAGAAATTCAAGTTGGTGGCTCAACCAAGAAAATTCCTTACTACGGTGTGTAATGGACGCGCAATCAATCATCAATCTGGCGTTTGGAGCCATCGGAACGCTGTTTGGGTGGGTTCTCAAGGTGGTCTGGGACTCTGTTAGCGCTCTGCAATCGGAAACCAAGCAAATCACAAAGGATTTGCACGCTCACTACGTCCGAAAGGACGACTTTAGGGAAGTTATGAGCGAACTGCGCGAGGAAATGCGTGAGATGCGCTCTGTGCTCACCAGAATCTTCGATAAGCTTGAAAACAAGGCGGATAAGCCGTGAACGTAGACACTCTGTCCATCGTCCAGTGGGGCGATCCAGAGTCGCTACAAGAGTTTTTGTTCGAGAACGGTCAGCAGCACAAACTGTTCCAAGAGTACCTGTTGGACGACAACATCATCGTTCCTAGGTATCCCATCTTTGATCTTGACTTCAGCAACATCGATGACTGGCTGCTTCTGCATCAAGTAGAGCACCAAGCGTTTGCTGCTGCTTTAGAATTGGACAATCCGTTCAATATGTTGGACACCGATTGGCGTATCGAGTCGGACTTTTATGATTGGATTGCCAACCATGTTTCTATTCATCGACAGATCATCGCAGCGTTAGGCATCTCCTCCACATAGGAAAACTCATTGCTGCACCGCAGCAAGGATTGGGTGAAGTAAATGGCAAGACGACAAGCTAGAGCGGCATCTGCGCCTCCTCCTCCGCCACCCCCACCGCCATCAGCGCCACCTCGGTTAGCCTCAGGTGCAGTCAAATCATTGACTGTTGATGAATTGTTGGTTCAACGCGCCAACGCCGCAGAAATTGTGGCGACTGCTCCGCGAAACTCTCAAGCGTACAAAAACGCCAATGCCAACCTCAACCTTGTCAATCAAGAAATCGGGCGTGATCTTGGCATCAAAGGCAATCCTGGGACTATCGATGACGATGACCTAAGAGTTTTCGCGCAGATTGCCGGCACGTCTAAGTCCGTTAAGCCATTGGCTCTGAATACGTTGACGGCAAATCGCGCCACCGCGCAATCGATTCTTGCGGATGCTCCTGTTGGCAGTGCTTTGTACAACTCGGCCAGAGCCTTGGAAACGTTGTACAACAAGGAAATCGGAGCTGACTTAAAGCTCAAACCCGCTGTTGTATCGACATTGTCGGGTCAAGACTTGTCGGCCATTTTGAATGCGCGTTCTGACTTTTCGGCAACAGCCAACATAAGTTCAACGCTAGACACCAAAACTGCCGCAGCTATTGATGCAATGCTTGGCAAAAATATCGCTTCTGAAGAGAAGAGAGTGTTTACGCAGTTGGGCAAAATCCATCAAGACGAAATCTGGGCGATTCAAGACTTTGGCAGAAAAGCTGGGTTGTCACCCGAGCAAATCAACGCGCTGACAAGAGCAGAAACTGCTGCAAACAGGATTGAGTCCAGTGAGTTGCGAACTGCACAACAAGCCACTGGGTTGCAGCGTCCAGAATTTGCCCGTCGTCCCGCAACGGAAGTAGAAGAACGTACCTACATAGCAAGTTTGGCTGCAACGCCAGACATGGTGCAGTTTGCCAATACGTTCCGCATTCCGCCGGAACAGATCGAAACGTTCACTACAAACTTGTACAACAACGGGCTGTATGCAGCACTTACTCAGGCATACAACGTGCCGCCCGAGAACGTGCAGCAGTTTGTTCAAGAACTGAACGCACTCAATGTGCCCGATTCTCGTATTGATCGCCTGACAATTCCCACGGATATTCCTGTTTCAGCGCGTGGTTTTGCAGAACAGTTGCCTGATGCTGCCAACGTGCTTGATACGGGCATTGCGTTACTGGATCGAGTTAACGCACCGTCTCGGTTCCAGGTTGGCAAAACTGGTGTTGGATTTAGCACCTACAAAGCAGGCGTTGCTGATCTCAATCGTGATGCTGACGGCAACATTCAACTGTTGCCAGAGTTCCGAGTTGGCACATCCGCTCGAGGTGCCGATTTTTTTGTGCGTCAGCTCAATGCCATTGAGGATGTTTCCCAAAATCCTCAGTTGACTGACCAAGCAAAGTTGCAGGCCGTATTGCCAGATGGCACACAAATCTTTACTGATACGTTGCACAAGTGGAAAAAGGGCGGCGCATCAGCATCATTTGCTGTGTTGCCAGACGGGACTGTCACTTATCTAGGCGCGCAGTCGCAAAGTACGCCTACAGGAGGCGGAGGATTCAAAAAAATCCTTGCCAAGGCGTTGCCGTTCATCAACCTAGCTTTGACATTTATCGGGTTGCCAAACCCAGCAGCGTTGCTGGGTAAAGAAGTGGTTAAACAAATTGGCGTCAACATTGCCAATCAAACGATAAAAGCCGCTGTTGAGCGTGCTATTGGTACGGCACTTATCAATGTCGCGGTTAACGGTGGCGATCTTGGACAAGCCTTCAAAGCTGGTTTCTCGGCAGCTGTTGTACCTATCATCGGGGAAGAAGTAGCCAAGTTTGTGAACGCTGGATTGTTGGCCCAAGGCGGCGAACTAGCGCGTTTGGCACCAGACATTTCGCGAGCGGCAGGTAACGCTGCTGCCAATGGATTTGCTGTTGCTGTAGCTGGTGGCGACATAGATCAAATCCTTACTGCTGCTGGGGCCGCTGGATTTGGTAGCGCCGTGAGCAGCAGTCTTGAAAACATATTGTCTACGACAGGTTTGTCGCCAGATACGATTGTTCAAATTAGCCGTGGCGTAGGCAACATCAGTGGCAACTTGGTAAACCAACTCGCCAATGACATTGACCCAACAATGGGTCTTGTTTCTGGGGCGGCTGAGCTAGTTGCGGGATTGGGCGCATCTGGTACGCCTGCACCGATTGAAGATCGTTCGCGACCTGGTCAAGGTGCAACAAGCCTCGGGGCAATGATGACCCAAGTGCGGGGCGACATCACTCCACAACAAGCGGCAGAAGATTTGCGTCGTGCTGGCGTGGACACGACAGGCATGGATGACGACACGGTTGTCGTAACCGCTAAAGTTCTAGGGTTAGCGCCAGAAGATTTAATCGACATTCGTCCGGCTGGTTTGTACACAAATGCTGACCCAAGAAGAGTAGCGAGCAGTGATGCAATCACACAAATCTTCAAAGATTTCAGCTTGCGCCGGTTGCTTGGTTTGGACTCGCCGTTTACAACAGTCGCCGTTGACCAACGCACGTTCAACGAACTCAATGCCATTGCTCGAGCAGTAGAGCAGACTGATCTTCCGGTGCGTGTTGTAGTTGGCCCGAACAATGAAATCCGATATGAAGTGGCCGTGCCACAACAGAGCGTGCCAAAAGTACAGCAACTCCAAGCTGACATTGCGCAAACGCCGCCTCCTGTTGTTGCGCAACCACAGCCGGTGACGCCTCCGGTTGTTGAGCCAACACCAATTCCAGTCCCAGCGCCTGTTCCAGCTCCAGAACCTGCTCCGATAGTTGCTCCTGTTGGTGGAGGAGGGGGAGGAGGTGGTGGTGCGCCTTCCGAGGCTGGTGCAGCGGCACAAGCTGGGGGCGGTCAAGTCGGAGCGCCTACAGCAACTGGGGCACAAGTAGCCCAACCAGGTGGCCCATCAGTAAATTTGATTGCTTTGCCGACTGGGCAACTGCCAACTGGCAGTGCCAACGTTGCTATTGGTGCCGTTGGTGGTGTGCCTGGTGCCGGTGCTGGAAACTTGACCGCAGACATCATGGACTTGGTGCGCGGCAATGTTGCTATCCAAACTGGATTTGGAAACGTTTCGACGGCTGGTACAGGCAACGTATCAGCCAATGTATCGACGGGTGGATTTGGAAACGTTGCATTAGGTACTGCTGACACTGGTCTGGGTAATGCAGCTATTACGACAGTTGGTGAAGGCTCAGGGGTCGGTGGCGGACGCGGAGAAGGTGGCGGCGTAGGCATTGGTACTGGAGCTGGCCCTGGTACAGGTACTGGAGAGGGCGCTGGTTTAGGCGGAGGAAGAGGCGGTGGTACTGGCCCTGGAGAAGGACAAGGCATGGGTGGAATTTCGCTTACACCAACCCCTGCTCCATCTCCGGCAGGTACGCCGTTCGACTTGAACATTCTTGATGTCATTCGGCAACAAGCGTTGCAACAGGAAGGTGGTGGAACGCCGCAAGTTCGTACTGGTGGAGGCGGTTTGATTACTAGCGAAGAGGCTGATCTTTCTGCATTGTTTGGTGGAAAACCAGAAGAGTTGCAGGATGTGTGGAATCAGGCATCCTTGCGGTTAAGAAACGCACTGGGGATTTGACATGGCACTTGGTCGCTCACTCAAAACCAACTTGTCCACGATGGCGCAGCTCGTCGCAAACGCTGGTCGTCGTGGTGACACCATGCTTGCGCATATCAACCCGCAAGAAGCCGAGATGCTGAAGGCTTCTGGTGGATCGGGCACGGTGAATCCTGATACTGGATTGCCTGAGTTTTTTAACGGCAAGACAACCTACTTTGGCGGTGCTGGCGAATACCAGCCGCAAACATTTTTTCAGTCTGATGCGCCGACGTATGACTACTCAAGCGTTGATGTCGGCGTTAGTCCCATTCGTGGCTTAGGTTCTGTTTACACGCCTGAGCTAGAGGCATATATGAGTCGTGGTTTTGGGCCTAGCCAAGTAGAAGCGCCCTCGACCCCCTCCTCAGTCGAGGCCGCAGCACCGGCCCCTTTTTCTACGGTGGGTATTCCCCAAGGTCAATTTATTACTCAACCGGAGCGTATGCCTGCTCCGTTTGAAGCTCCTACACCAGACATCACGGGAGGCGCTCCTGCTGTACCGCAAGAGCCTGGTGTTGGGCAACGTGTTCTCAACCAACTCAACGAAATCGACAACTTCCTCAAATCCAATCCAATGGTAGCGAGGATGATCGGCGCTGCGATTCCTGCTGGTGTTGGTGCGTTGCTTAGCCGTCGTGCTCAAGGCCAAGCAGAAGATGTTGAACGTCGCTTGGCTCGACTCGGTGGGCCGCAACGTGCGGCTGGTCAGCAATTGCTTGCCCAAACTCAGGCTGGTCAACTGACTGCTCCTCAACTTGAACGCTTGCAAGCCTTTGAAGCTCAGCAACGTCAAGCGTTGTCATCGCGTGGCATCACGGGTGGTACAGCAGAACAACAACTGGGCTTGAGCGTCGAGCGTGAACGTCAACGTTTGCTAAGCGAAAACCTCAACCAAGCGCTGCAACTGTTGAACATTGGTGATGCTGCAACAGCTAACGCTATTCGTAGCTGGCCTCGCAGCAAGCCAAGAGGCAAGTCGGGCAGGCGCAGGATTCTACGCATCTGCATTGCAAACCTTGGGTGCAATCCCGACTCCGCAACAAGTCGTTATGACGCCGACTGCTCGAGCGCCGGCCCCGACCGCGTGAGGTTTCTATGGCCGTAAACTTTCAACAAGCATTGCTAGGTCAAACCGATACCGGCATTCCTGGCGTTAGCAATCGTCAGCAACCGCCGATGATGGAGTTTGGATCGTTGACCGGCATGACTCCTCCTCAACCTGCCGCACCTGCTGCTGCGCCAGCTCCGGCTTTGCCGATGCCGCAACGTGCTGAACA